AATCGTAACGCACCGACAACGCGGGTGTATCGGTGGGAAGTTTTCGCCCTCAACGGCTTTGTCGGTATCAAACACGCTACCGTCAAGATTACCGCAGGTGTCACACGTTAATTCAGACAGTGCCGCAACAAAACGATACTGCTTTATGCCTATTTCCTCATATGCCATTCTCTGCCCTTGATTCATAAAATGCGCCGTTTCACTCCTCACAAGAGTTTCGGCTGATGTTCGTATTCCACCCGGTGCAGTATCTTTGACGTAATCAATCAGCTTATCAGTCATACGGCTTACACTGTGACCGCTGATTATACCGTCCTCAATCGTTTGTCCGACTGCCTGTATAAATCTGTCGTTATGTATCCACACTCTCTCGCTGTAGTTGTGACCGTGCCACGGCTCACTTAACACTTTATTAACCGCCTTTTGCGGTACAAGTGAAAAATCAATACCGCAGTTTAAACCTTGTGCAGTATCAAATATGTTTGTATAATAAGCCGTCTTTACCGCACTGTCATACAGTTTCTTTTGTTCCTTTATAGCCTCATTCGCAACGTGTCTGAAATAGATGTACACATTACGTTTCAATCCCTCTAATCGGCTAATTCTCGCACCGTATGCCTGTGCATTTATGCGGTTTAGAATTTCCTTTTTGACTGTCTTGTCGTCTGTTTCGTCGTACAGTTCAAGTAGTTCTTCGTACTGTTTGTCGCTGTCGGCTATACTCATCAGCCGACGTGCCTCTTTTTCGGGTATATCGGTTGAAATATAGGCTTTAAACGTTTTCTCAATGTCATTGTTTACATTCTTGATTGCTCGCTCATATGCCTTAATTACACCGTCCTTAATGCTGTCCGCTTGCGATTGTAAATATGTTTCAACTTCAACGGCACGTTTTACCCAATATGCCTTACTCTTCATTGTAGTTTACTTTCCTTGCCGAACTTTCAGCGATACGCATATCTTCGGCGGACTTTTCCGCTTGCTCTCTGCGTGCGATTTCAACTTCTTCCTTTGCGTCTGTTATAAACGGCAGACGCTCTAATAATGTTTCGTCAGACGCAAGACCTTTGAGGTAATTAATCATCTGTGCAATTTCCAACTCATTCGCAGGCAAGTTATACGTAAATCCAATGTCAACTCTGTGCGACGGCACTTCTTTCATTGCATTTAATGTCACTAAGAAATTATTGTAAATCTCTAAACGTTTTCTCAACGTCTTAGCGAAGTTACGTTCTTTGTTCTTGACGTGCTGTTCAAATCCCAACAGCTTGTACTTTATTGCCACGCCCGACAAATTGTTGCCGAAACTTTCGTCCGACAAATCGGGAACGTGTGACAGACGGTGTATATCGTCCTTGATGTCATCACGCAACACCTTTGTATCAGCCTCGTTCAGCACCTTTGACAGATACTCCGCTTTCGCGTCGCCGTCACCCATTAAGATACGTTCTACCAATAATTTTTTTGCCTGTTCGGTGTCAAGGTCGCAGTTGCACAAAAACAACAGTGAATTGACGAATTGTTCCTTGTCATTAATTCTATCTGACATCAACACATTGTATGCGTCAATCTGCGTTATAAGCTGTTCAAAATCGCCCTGCATTTCCGTATTATTTCTGTATTCGATAATAGGTACATCAAAAAAGTAATGCGGTTCAACATTTTGCAATGATAATGCCGTATAGCTGTCAAGACCTGTGTATGTATATATAAACGATTCATCATACACACGACAAATACTGCCTGTGCAGTAGCCGTCAAGGTCGTATTTCTTGTAGTAATACACCGCAAACAACGGCTTTTCAAATGCCGACTGTGAGTAACATACAAATGTATGCTCCGGGTCCAATCGGACACTTCTCGGCTTGCTCTTTTCGTCCGCATAAATCAGTTCATATGCTTTGCCGTAAATGCTCATATTCTTTACGATTTCACTGTCAACACTCGGCATATCCTGTTCCAAATATTCGTTTTTGATTGCCTCAATATCGTATTCGTCCGACACCGCATACGTTACAGGATTGCCGACAAGATAACTCTGTGTCATATCCGTTATGTACTTTGCGTGATTACACATTATGCGGTTGTTTGCCACGTTTTTACCTCTTTTTCTGCGGCTTAAAATGCGGTGGTCGCCCATATAGTAATCGTGCAATAATCGGTATCTCTGTCGCTCTCGCTCGTGCCGTTCAATCAATTTCGTTATGATAAACGGTGTCACACCGCCCGCGACTATATCTTCATCAATTATCATATTCCGTACTCCTCTCTTGAATAGATTTTAGCTTTCTTATCCTTGCGCCAACTCTCAACGCCGTATCTCAGTGCCGCCATTGCGTCATCAAATACATTGACAGGTTCGTCCGTATATTCGCCCGACTTTTCATCAACTCGCCAACGCCATTGCTGTATCTCTTTGATTACATTCACGCAAGACGGGTGAATGTGTATCTTTCTGCCTTTTAACCAGTCAATCTGCGATTGTATGCTGTTCGGATTTTTAACAACTGCCCTTGCGCGATAGCCTGCCTTTCGCCACATTTTTATACGGTCCGGCTCTGCACTGTCGCACCACATTACAAGACTTTTGCTGAAATTCCCGTCAGCCTTAGTGATAATTTCGGTTGTATCCATTTCGTATACATACAGTTCATTACAAACGTAAATATCACCGTCCTTATAACCTAACGTCAATATAGCATTTGCGTGATTAAATCCGAAGTCCTGTCCTATTGCCATAGCGTCAAAACGGCTCATATCTGTATCAAATTCTTCAATGCGATAATTTGAGAATATCAATCCGCCTGTTTCGCCCCATTCGCCTAAACCGTAAATTCTGTACCCCTCGGGGTCAACTTCTTTACGCCTTAACATACGTTGTCTGTATGCGTCGTCACAAAACCTATTGCTTAAATATGTGCTTTGGTGTGTCAGTACATTATCGTCCTGTATATCGAAAAACACTTTCTTTATCCAATGGCTTGATGATACCGGATTGAATGTCAATTTTATTTGATAAAAAAGACCGTCCGGAAGTTCGCCTCTCAGACGGTCGTCAATTATTTCAAAATCCTGTTGCACAAGCTCCGTAGCCTCCTCAATCCATACATCGGTTAATTTTCCGTTCGCAAATGTGATTGATTTCAGTTTTTCACGTTGCTTGTTGTCGTTGACACCACGAAATATAATCTTGTTGCCGTTTATACAGGTGAACGACAACGGACTTTGCGTAACTCTCCACGCTCTGCCAACGCCCATACGGTTTATGGCACTTTCAAGCTCCGCAAACGTACTGTCACGGTTTGTTATATCGGACTTTCTCACACATACCAAATTACGCCCTTTGTCACGCATTAAACGCAATATGTACAGTTGTGCGGTATCAACGCTCTTGCCACTTCCGGCACTGCCTTTCATTACAACGTAACGTTTCTTGCATTGATGTACAGGCTTGAATATCGGATTGAACGGTACTGTTACTTTGTTCATTCGTCCTCACCACCGTAGTCAATTTTAATGCTGTAGTCCATATCACCGTCAACGTTTAGCTTTTCTGTAAACAATGCGTAGTATTTACCCAACATTTCCGCCGCTTTGTTTACGTCCGACACCTTTGTCGGTATTTCAACACATATCGGCTGTTCTGCTTCGTCAGTGACTTTCTTGCCCTTGTCGTCATAGTGTGATTTTCGTGCTTTACACGTCACTACAACC